TTTTATCCGGATATACCGGCCCTCCGACAGCCTGACCTCCGCCCTCCCCCTCCGGCAAATATACCACCGTTCCGTACTTTGTCGGCGGCGTCCATGAATCAACTGCGCTTGATTCCACGACGGTTACGACTTTCATTTCGGGTTTAGGCGGAACATAAGCTGTTACTGCCGCATCATCTACCAGTGTTTTTATCTCAATGTTAGCTTCACCGCGTAATTTAGCCATTTGCAAATAAATGCTTTGGATTGCGGCCTCTGCGGCACTAACATCGGCGTCAAGCTTGAGGTTCTTTTCAAGCATCGCTTGAGCAGCCGGACCAAATAAGTCTTGGAAATTCGGGTCATCCAAAAGAGCTTGCAACTCCTCAGTGTCCACGTCAACGCGGTACTGCATCTCATAATCAGTCCCGAATACGGCGTCAATTTCTCGCAAGCGAAGCGCAAGCTCTTCGCCCTGAAACCCAGCTTCTTTCAGCCCTGCTACAAGGCTGCTTGCTACGCTTTCAGAAAACGTGCTAATTGCTACGTTCAAATTTAGCTGTGCATCTACCAGCTCGTCCTCAAGCTGTGTTTTAAGCTTGCTGTATTGGTCCATGACAACTGAAAGGTTGTCAATCAGGCCTTCAATATCCACATTTTGCTGGGAAAACACATTTCCCAAATCAAACATTTCCCCAAAGTCGTCTTTGAATAATGTTGCTTTTGCAAGGAAATTGTCAACTTTTTCTGCTGCCTTATCGCTTGTAAGCGCGAAGGCTGCAATCGCATCGCCAGCACCATTCGCGGCACCAGGTATTTCACCGAGCAAGGTTTTTGTTTGCGCTAATTTGATATAGTAATCAATTTGGCTTTTAGCGGCCATGTCAACGGTTGCGCCGGTTTTTGCGTAGGCATCACTAAGAAACTCAGTAGCCACTTGCAGTTTCTCCGCAGACACAGTGCCCTTCGCGCTATTGACGCCCATCTCTTTCATTACCCTGTTGTAATCCGCCGTGGAGATTACTCCAGCATCCAGCGCAGACTTCATCTGGCGCATCACATCCCGATAATTGATTCCGTTTTGAGCAGCAGCTGTAAGCCCGTTGGCAACGTCTGTCAGGAGAGGTGCAATCTCATTCATTGAGTCTGCAAAATCAGTTTTCATTACATCAGACAGGTTTTTGAACGCAGATTCCATCTGCATAAGCCCGCCAAGACTGCTATCCGCCGCGTTCCCGACTTTCTGTATCTGCTCCTCAGCCTGCTGGAGAAACGCTTCCTGAAACGCAGCGTTCGCGCTCATTCCGGACTTTACCAGGGCGTCAACCTTTTCCTGAAAGCCGACCACGCTCACGCCCAACTGGTCAAAGCGCATCGTGGTTTGGTTCGCGAGCGTCAGCACCAATTGGTTCATGTTCATATTCAACGCGCCAGCGACGGTTGAAAGCCGAACCGCCTCATCGCTGGTCTTGGCAAAGCCCAACGCCATAAAGTCAGACGCGCTTGCCATCAGCTCCATATCCGAGCGTGTGCCCTGCGTAGCCTTGCGCAATTCCTCAAGCAGCACATCAGAAGTCGTGCCTATGGACAGCGAAAGCCGGTCGAATTTGCCGGCCATAAACTCCAGCTCCGCGGACTGTCTGGCCATGTCATAAACAGCCTTGCCGACTTCGACCACAGTTCTCATAATCTGCGTGGCCTGATTGATGCCCGTTGCCAGCGTCGCCCAGCCTTCGCCGGCCGTCGCGGTGGCTTCTTTGGTTTGCGCGCCAAGCTGTTTGGTTGTTTTTACAGTTTTTACCTGCGCGCCTTCCACCTGGTTGAGCGCGGCAAGCACCTTTTCTGTGCCTTCAGCTTCTATCGCGACTACGATTTCACTTATGCGTGCCATGTTTCCTCATCGCTTCGGAGTTCAGCCTGTTCTCAATCCACAGCGCGGCTCTGTACCCGTCATAATACGCCGCCTGCCTCTCCGCCAATTCCCACGCCGGCACTCCTGCCCACTTTGCCACAAAGAACAGCTCATAAGCATCCAGTTCGTCTTGCGGCGGCATCTCATAAATGTTCGGCGCGGACAGGTACGCCGCTATGCGTTTTTTGCTTCAGCCCCAACCAGCCGGTCTTCCGCAATCGCGCCTAAAATAGAGTTCAGCAGGTATACAGGCACTCCGGCCGCTTCAATGCCGGCTGCTGTAATCGGAATAACCTGGTCGCTGTCATCCTGTAAATCCCAGCGCGTCACCACCTGTGTCACCTGGTACACCAGCCTGTCCGCCCCCTGCGCTTGCTCAAGCTCTTTCAGAAAGCCCATCGTAACGGCTTGTGTCCGGTATTCCAGCTTCACCGGAAAATCGCCGGAGGCAGTCCTGTAAACCACCTCCAGCTTCTTGGTCTCTTTTGTAAGGTCGCTAATTCGCATTATTGCTCCTACAGCGCGCTCAGGTTGGTAATGACATCGATGTTCACGGACTTAGCCCAGGTTGCATCGTGAATCGGCTTCAGCCCGTATTCAATCGTGTATACGTTCTCTGTGTCGCCTGGATCGCCTGGGGACTCAATCTGCGCAGGAAAGTCAATCGTGAACTTGTGATAGTAAGGCGATGCAATCATCGCGCCGGTCGCTTCAATTCTGAACCACTTTGTACTGGCTGCCCGCATTGTGGCAATCAAAGCCAGCCCGGCTGTGTCGGTCGCGATAACAATTTTCCCGCTCGCGTTCGGCTTGCCTTCTACGGTAAGCGCGTCCTGTCCGACCGGCCACGCCAGACCAAACTTGTCAGTCAGGCTCCATTGCATGCTGAACGAATTGGTCAGAGCTGTTGCGCCAGCCAAAGCCGCCTGTGAGTCCTCCATGTAAAACTTCAACATGGTCGGTAGAATTGGCACCGGCGTCAGCGCGGTCGGCGAAGCTGTCAAAGTAACGCCAGTCTCAAGCTGCTCCCCCACCCCATTGCCGGAAACGCGGACTTCATTGCGCCCGAAGTCAAAAGTCAGACCGCTCACGCGCGCGCCTGCTACACGCCAGGCTCTGCTCGCGTCACCCTGTTCAATGGTGAATGTCTTGCCTACATCCGCGGCGGACGTGTTCGTAACGAAAGTCCACTTGTACGCGGCCGTTGCGCCCTGCTGTACGGGCGCGGTGTAGTGCATCAGGCTGGAAAGCAGATACACAATTTCGTTGAAGGTCGGCGACCCGTCAATCGCAATGCTCGACCACTCTTTGTTCAGCGTGACAAAGCTCGCGTATTTATTGCCCATTGCCTCAAACGGCTTTGTTTCCGCTTGCGGGCTTGGCTTCATTGTGACCGAAAGCAGCTTCTTATTGGCAGCCACCGCTGTTCCCGCTGTGGACTCAACTCCAATCTGAATGCCTTGATAAACACTTGCTGGTATTGCCATGTTTGCTCCTACTGTGTGTGGACCCGAAAGTCCATAATAATTGACTTGTACATATTTCCCGCGCTATCTGTTTCAGACCGCGTGAACTCCGCCTCAAGCACACTGCTTACCACGTTGCTCCCGCGCGTTTTGTGCAGCAGCGTCCGTATTCTTGCCGCGATGCTGTTTACTGTCGTATACAGTTTGCCGTCATCCACGGCATTGATCTGCCAGCGTTCGCCGTCCATGAGAATATCCGCGAACGCATTTTTCACCGGAACAGCGTCAATCTGCGAAATAACTACAAACGGGTAAGTTGCCTTCTTGGGTGCCTGGTCGCGATAGACGCGCGTTCCAATCAAGGCTGCCAATGCGGTATCGGTCGTCAATGTCGTCTGAATCCAACTGGCGGCGTTGCTCATAAGTTCGCCGCCAGCGCGTCCATCGCCGCATAAAACTTCGGCTCGTTCACATCAGCTGCCGGGCGCATAAAAGCGCGCCGCGCCATCTTGTACGTCCCAAACTCCACATATCCGGCATACTCCATGCTTGCCGTAACCTTCGCGCTCGTTCCTTCAACCTGCGTCTTAATACTGCCTCTCAGCGCGCCCGTATCCACAGGGCAAAGGGTTTTAGCGTCAGCTTCTGTATCATAAGCCGCCTTAGCCACTGCCGCACGCACTGCGCCCGGGAAGCGCGCCGTTATTTCGGGAATGCGATCATATTTGATAGTGGTGCGGAACGTAACCTCAACCATCTGCGGTACTTTCACCCTTTCCGTTCATGGCGTTCAGGCGTTCAGTAAGTTCAGCCACCTGGCGTTCAAGCTCGCGGATGCGCTTATCGCGACCTTTCACCGCCGCCGACATCTTGTCCAGTTGGCTCTGTAAATCTGCGTTTTCCTGCTGTAAATTCAAGATAGTTGCCTCCCTGTCTGACAGCAAGGTACGCAGACCGCTAACTTGCGTTTCCAGTTGGTCTACTTTTGCCTCGAGTTGCACAGCGCGTTTCGTTAGCGCGTCCAGCCGCGTTTCATATGCGCCCGACAGCGACGCAAGGCAGTCCGCCTTGATCTTCTCGGTCTCCGCGCTTACCCGCTTGCGATTGGCAAAGGCGTTTAC